GGGGGGCGATAATTTATGACAATTCAAAAACTACTCGGTATCAATACCAATTACAAAACGATTAAATCTGAGAAAGTGGGCGTACTCACTGGCATCATTTACATGGCGCCGTATAACTTAAGCGGGAAAAATGTTTGCCCTGGCGCATCCGCTGGTTGTGCTGCTGCTTGTCTCAATACCGCAGGGCGTGGCGCAATGAATGTTGTGCAAGCGGCGCGGCTCAAGAAGACGAATAGATTCTGGAATGATCGCGAGCAATTTTTATTTGATCTGGCTGGCGAAATTAGCAAGCTTAGACGCCAAGCAAAAGCCAAGGGCCTGAAGGCTGCCGTAAGATTGAACGGGACTTCTGATTTACCATATGAGCGATACAAGGTTGGCGACACTGGAATGAATATTATGCAGCTGTTTCCCGATGTACAATTTTACGATTATACAAAATTAGAGAATAGAATTGTAAATAAAACGTTACCCGCTAATTATCACCTAACTTTTTCACGTGCTGAAGACAACGACCATAAACTGGACGATGTGCTAAAACATACGAGCGCGGCGGTGGTATTTGGTGGCGAGCTGCCCGCAACGTGGCGCGGCTATCCTGTTATTGATGGGGACGAACACGACGCACGGTTTACGGATGCAGGGCCTGGTGTGATCATTGGGTTAACCGCTAAAGGCAAAGCCCGCCACGATACGAGCGGCTTTGTAATACCGTCAGAAATATTGAATTGATGCGGGGTCTTATCCTTTCTTCCGCAGCAGCAACCCCCAGGGGAGACGCGGCACGCGTTGTTGAACCTGGGTTCCGTCTAGGTAGGCGCAGGGCCCGCAGCGTGATTAAGTGTCAACGTAGCGCCGGGCCAGTTTATAATGATTCTAAGGTGCAAGCCGCAAGCTACAAGCGGCAAGCTGCAAGCAGCAAGTTCTCCAGCTCAGACCAAGCCGCAAGCGGCAAGCGACAAGCTGCAAGCTCCAAGCCGCAAGCAGCAAGGTCCAGGGCAGCGGCTCCTTCATAAAGTATCGGGGCTCTTTGTTCGAGGGTCTTAATAAGAATAAATGAATTGACAGGGTGTGTAATGTGGAACGATATTTGGTGTGGTGATAGGGATACTCGTTTACTCTTAGTTACTTTAAGTTCGACTGTAAAAAAGCCGCAAGTTTCATGGTATCCTAGTAGGTCTGGAACACCTAAAGAGGCCCAAGACTCTAGCCTTGTCCATTTTATATTAGGTGTATTTTTCTTAACTTCTATCCAGAATTTAGATTCGTTTTTCAAAGTAAAGTGACAGTGTTAATTACAACGTTTTCCTTGTCCTCTATATTTTTTAAAGGAACGTTTTTTATGTTTATTTTTTGGTCTGGTTAGTGTGCTGTTACCAATAGATGTACGCTTGGCTGGGCCCGCTACATGTGATTGATATGATTTAGCTAGTCTTGCCATCTGTTTTGATCTCCTTAAAATCGCCTTCTATTAATACTTTGTTATCTTCAATAATCTTTCTAGCTTTAGCTTCCAAGTCTTCAATAGATAGATCTTCTATCTTACCTGTTAAGCTTATTCGTTGTTCAATATATAAGCCTGCAGCTTTACCTCTAGCCACTTCAGCATTTGTAGCAGCAGAGAAAGCGCCTTTAGCCAAAGCTTCTTGCCGTATACGACCAAGCTCTGTAATGTGTCTTTCAAACGAGACTTCGTATTTCTGTTGGATTTCTGCCCTGAGTTCGCCAATATACTTAACAACAAGGGGGAATTTATTCGGGTTACGAAGTTCAGAAGCTCGGACGTGACCTGACCCTTCAGCATAACCAGCTTCAGTAGCACATTCTGTAGGAGTTTTACGACCTTCATTGTAGACAAGTAGTTCTGCAAATTTCTTTTGTTGTTCAGTTAATAACTTGGGTAGTCCCATAAAAGGAATATAAATACATTTACTCTATATTACAAGTATTATTCTGTTTTTTCTAAAAGCATGGGTTTTATGTCTTTACATTTTTCACGTACGGTTGCAAATTGTTCGCCTAATTCTAGGTTCTTATAACGACCACACAGCTTCAATAACTCTAGCTCAATACGCAAAGCATTTAGTTCTTTGTTGTGTTTTTTAAATTGTTTGTTGCAAGTAGAACCTAGTTGAAATCTAAACCTTATACCACCACGCCATTCATCAGATACATTTGGTCCATTAGGATACATCAAAGTAGTTACTTCACCATTATTTGTAAAGTAGGTACCACTATGACTTTCACTATCTCTTATAGTATAATCAAAATAAGGCTCAATGCTACCGGTACTACAATGACCGCTACCACTGTTAAGATACTCATTGGCTGCTTGTACTTGGTTTGCTGATAATAAGTATCCAGCGATAAGTAAAGTGGTAATAACATAAACTTTAATTTTCATTACCAACCACCATTTAATTGTCTGGTTAGTTCCTTAATATCATAACTGTTCTGTCTAACAGTGTCTGCAGTTTTGTAAGAGCTGTCTCGGCTAGCCTCAATGTAAGCACTGCCTTCAGCCAAGTCAGTGGCTATACGTGTCATCTCTCTAGTAAAATCTTCTTTAGTTCTGGTCATTTCATTTTCCCAGTAGCTAAGGTCTTTACGAATCATTTCAATATCGCTAGCAGCTTTGTCAATAGCTTGGATAGTAGAGTTAAAAGTAGTTATGCCATAGTACAATGATGATAGTACTGCTGCCACTACTGGTATGTATATAAAGTATTTCTTTACATCATCTATATTCATGATAAATTCTCCAAGATTGTTTAGGTATTATAAATCTATTGTTTACTTTTGTCAAGGATCTTGAAATATTTCTCTTGATAATCATTAAGATCTGCAAAGTTTTTTATATCATTATCATTATTACATAGCTTTTTATATATAGTCTTGTTATTCAACCATTCCCTGCCAGTCCAAAACTCAAAGCCATCATACTTAGATTTGTACATACTGCTATTCTCATAGGCATATGATAGATAGTATTTATTATAACCATTATCTAAAGCCCATTTTATTTCGTAGAGTGTGGCAAATGACCCCATGCCTAGTTTAGGATCTTTATAATCCCAAGCAAACTGTCCTGTAACTAAATGTTTATTAAATGTAATAAGCTCGGTAAAAGCTATAGGCTCACCATCTTGATAGTATACAAAGTATTTCCAATCAATTGGATCATCACGATAAAACTCTTCACTCTCTGTTTCATTATTAATCTCATGAAAGTTTTTATGTCTAACATATTTTCTATAGATAACAGCTAAGGTGTTTTCTAGTTCATCTGTTAGTTCATCAAATATTTTTACAGTTATATCTTTTCTTTTTAATTTGTATCTTTTGTTTTTATTAAATTTAAATTTAGTTAAATCTAATCTTGCCCCTCTGGCATTAATCCAAGTCTGTCCATCTAGTTTGGTATGATACCAAGACAATGGAATCCATCCATTATCTAGTGCATAATCATATTCATCTAGATCAAACTTGGCTAGTATTAAAGAATAAATTAAATCGTAATTAGTGAGTTTGCCCGAAATATGGTCAAAGAATATTTTCACTTCTCACGTTCAAATTGCGTCATGTAAGAATCATCAGTCCATGAATCTTCACGAGTGTTCTCCACTGTGTAAAAGTTTTGATCAATTAGATATCCAGGATTTTCATCAATTCTTTTTTCCATAAACGCATCATCATACCATATGATTCTATTGTTTGGATATGCAAAGAAGTTTCCTTCATCCATTCTGAACATGTGTGCACATTTGTGTTCTGGATCTTCTGAAAAGTTTGTATCTAAGAAAGAAGCTTTGTCTTCCCATGCCCAGTCAATAGTGTACATGTAAGTACCCTTACGCTTAACTCCTTTGCAGTCAATTAGTTCTGCTCTGCAATTTGCTAATCTATTTCTACGCTGTACATTTACATATGAAGAAAAACAATCCCAGTATTGATGAATGTTTAATTCATGCTTAGGTGCATCCTTCTTCCATACAAATGCATGAATCGGTCTACGAGTCCAGTTAACCCCATTAGGTAATAGACATTCAAATAGTAATGCCCTACGTTCTAAAGAAGCTACACAATGTACATCACAAAATGTATGCTCACCGTGCCCCTTAGTGTGATCAAAAAGATATTCGTTTTTTATATACGCTGAAAACGGCGGTACGTTATGGTTTAAATATGCCATGTTACTCTCCTGTTAAAATTTTGTTTGGGTGTTTCACAGTTATGTGTCCTAAAACTTTACCTTTGTTAGGTCCATTTTTTACTG